GTTGCTCCCGGCACTGGCTGGACTGAAATCTATGATGGTTATTACTCAGGCGAGGCACCATCATACGGTGCTGAACAACTACAATATCGCACGGGAAGTACATCCACATCCATTTCATATGATGATGTCAATGTTAATAATGCTAGTGCATATGGGGACGTAGTAATTGCTGCGCTTGAAATAGCGGCAGGATCAACAACCAACCGACGCACTTTCACTGTTTGTTACGTCTAAATATACATAAAAAGGAACTTGAATGGCACTGAACTTTCCGGCATCACCCACGAATGGACAAACATACACCTACAATGGCATTACCTATGTCTACAATAGTGCTAGAGGAACATGGGGTAAGATAGTCAAATCACCAGACATGAACATCTCTTATGTGATCGATGGTGGTGGATCGGTTATCACAATGGGTGAGAAGGGGACGATAGAGGTAACACAGAACTGTTGGATCGATAGTTGGACAATGATTGCCGATCAAACGGGTTCTGCCAATGTTGACTTGTGGTCTAGAGACTACAGCACTGTGCTGCCCACTCAAGCCAACAGTGTAACAGGAAACATTGGTATGACTATCTCGGCAGATACGGCAAACCAGAGCAACATCATAAGCAACTGGCGAATGAACAAGATCAATGCCGGTAACGTCATCACCTACAACGTTCAATCGTGTTCAACGATCACACGACTAGCAGTTCACCTATACGGATACAATCTTTCTTAAAGGAGTCTTGATAATATGACTACAGCAACACCAACCTATGGCACACCAGCAGCATTGACGATGACGCTGGCATCCTTGTCATCAGACACAAACTTGGTTGCTGGTCGCGAAAGCACAGCAATCGATAACAGCACTGTTGATGCTATCGATGCCATTGTTGGTGGCAAGGTAACAACAGGCACATCACCCACGGCAAACCGCCAGATCGAGGTTTGGGTATATGGTTCATATGATGGTACATCTTATTCGGGTGGTGCCACAGGATCAGACGCAAACTTGACACCACAAGCAAAGTCTCTGATGCGTTTGTTGACTGTTATTCCAACATCCTCGACATCAGATCAAACCTATACATGGGGTCCCTTCTCTGTTGCTCAAGCATTTGGAGGAGCGATGCCTTTGGAATGGGGCGTTTATGTTGTTCACAACACAGGAGTAAACTTGAACTCAACAGGCGGAAACCATGAAGTAAAATACACATCAGTCAAATACGAGAGTGCTTAATGTCTTATCGATACCCAGCAACTACCGCGCTTCAACGTGAAATACCCCGTCCTCATCTTCCAACATCTCTTTCGATGATGGCAGGTTGTTGGTTCAAGGTTCATGCTCTTGGGAGTGCTGGAGAATACCCATTTATTATGGGATGGAGAACAACCGGGTATTATGACCAACTCGCCATTCGTTATAATATAAACTATGATCCATATTGGCAACAATTTGATGCTGTTCCTAATTACTATGCTGCTTCCATGTATAAGAACAATGTTGCACCACCTCTCAACACATGGCTTTACACAACTTTTCGTCTCAGTACAACCTATTGTCGGTCTTACAACATAGATGAAGATGGAGTTCCGAACGGTCAAATTGTTGGTGTTTATCCTACAAGCGAAACAACGCCTATTGTGGATAGTTTTATTGGCACTCCTGTAGACCAAGATTCCTCAATGAGCATCGCAGAATTATGGTGGGCATCTCCAGACCCATTTGCTCACATAGGAAACAATAATCTACCAGAACCCATATTGCGACATATAGCATACCATAGTCCTTGGTCACTTCCAGAAGTTGCTGGAAAAATGATATGGTATAATAGTTTTCGACAAGGGTGGAATACTGCCGCTCCGGGTGATTTTTGGATCAACACAATCAAATCTGGAACCACTATATCTGAAAATTTCTCCAATTCTTACGTTGGTGAAGGACCGCCTATTTCTGCTGCTTGTTACACCAGACCATATAACTTGGCACCTCCGCCATTGATAGTATAGGGGAGGAGTCATGGCAGTTCGCAGGATTCTCCCACTCGGTCAACCACCACCTTCATATCTCGATTTTCCAATACCGATACGCAGTCTTGTAGCATCTAACGAAATATCTGGTACAGAAACAACCAGTGACTATACGTCAGGAAGTTTTGAAGCAACAACGGGGCAATTAATAGTTGTTGTTGTTCAATGGCAAAATGCTATTACATCAAATCCATATAGTAATCCAGAGAATAGTGTTTCTTCTTCGGGAATGAGTTTCACATTTCAAGCTGGTGCTGGAAATGATAACCCAAATTCTGCAATTTATGCTGAAATTTTTACAGGTATTGTTCCGTCTGATGGATCAAGAACAATTACTGTTAGTTGTAGTGGTCAATCGCATCGTGGGTGGGTTCATGTTTTCCTTTATGATAATGTGGATCAAACAACACCAGTACGTCAGGCTAAAGTACACGCTTTAGACAAAGATGTTCAAAACAACGGTGCCTATTCTTTCGATCTAGATGATAATCCACTTTTTAGGTCAGAGGTTCTTGTTGCGAGTGCTGAAGATACAAATGGTTATGGAATAGTTAATCTCATAACACCAGGAACCGGTTGGTCAACAATACTCAATGATTGGCTGGCAAGCGCAAGTGGGATTTTTGGTGGACTTCATATTATTTCACGCAATAATTCAACTTCAAATACAATATCATACGCTGATATTGATAATAGTGATTCAGGAGATACATATCTAAATCTTGCTTTTGCTGCCGTTGAAATCGCTGCTGCTAACGTATTTTCATCAAACGCAAATACATACTACACCTATAGCGATGCTCGAACAGCTTGGGAAGCCTATCATCCTTCCATCAGCCGCACACACTCAATAGGATTTGGAATAGAAGGTGGTGGTTCTGCGATCACAGTAGGAACAAAGGGCACAATCGAAGTGCCATACGATTTCACTATTGGTGGCTGGACGATGATTGCCGATCAATCCGGTTCAGCAAATGTCGATCTATGGTCTCGCGACTATAGCACCACACTACCAACACAAGCCAACAGTGTGACTGATAATATTGGCATGACCATCTCTACTGCTACTGCCAATCAAAGTACAACAATAAGCAACTGGCGAATGGATAAGATCAACGCGGGAAACGTCATCACCTACAACGTTCAGTCATGCTCAACGATCACTCGATTGATGGTCAATCTGTTTGGAACTAAGGGGTAAACATGGCACTTTCACGAACACAGGTCGATCAAAATGAAATTACCACATCGACAACATCGAATTGGACTTCAACGAGTTTTGCTGCCGATGAAAACGATCTGATAGTCATTGTTGTTCAAAGACAGCATTATGATACGGGTGCCTACGGCAATCCGGAATACAGTGTTTCGTCTTCAGGAGTATCCTTCACTACTCAAGTAGCAGTTGAAAATAATACTACTGGTAGTTATCCACAGGTTGTTGAAATATTTACCGGTCTTGTGCCGTCAACAGGTTCTCGCACTGTAACTGTAAATTCAAATGGTCTGGACCATTGGGGATGGGTTACCGTTTTCAAATACTCCGGCGTAAATACGGTTAATCCGGTCAGACAAGCCAAAGAGAATAATTTAGCAGTAGCAACACAATCCAATGGCTCTTACACATATAATCTCGACCTTGCTCCCCTTTCAACATCTGAAGTTTTAGCTGGTCTTGTTGTTGATTCTGCTTACTCTTCGCTTGTATATCAGACTCCGGGTACTGGTTGGTCGGAACTTCTTGATGACACATATAGCGACGGTACTCAATACGGTTCAGCACACATCATGTGTCGTGGTGGTTCGACCTCAACATCTATTACCTATGACGATTTGAATACAACGGATGCTTCTAGTTTGAGTTATGAATGGGCAATGGGTGCGCTTGAAATCGCAGCAAGCATCAACTCGCTAGATTTTCCTTCATCCCCATCAGAAGGCGATAGATACGCACAAAACGGAATGGTCTTCTATTACAGCCGTGGAGCATGGCGAAAACTAATCCCGAGCAAAATGGCAATGCTTTCCTATGGATTAGACAATGATGGAACAGCACTGAATACTGGTATTCAAGGCTCAGTACATATTCCATACGGGTTGGACATCATTCGCTGGACTCTGATTGGAGATCAATCCGGTTCTGCCAATATCGATCTGTGGTCGAGTGAATACGGAACGGTTCCAACGGTCGCGAACTCAGTGACCGGAAACATAGGTATGACTATTTCAACTGCCACTGCCAATCAAAGTGGAGACATTGATAACTGGAGAATGACGAGAATAAATGCCGGAAATGTCGTCACATTCAATGTCCAGTCAGTTTCGACAATAACACGGCTAACAATCAATCTTTTTGGGGAAGAACTGTGACTACTAAATATCACATAAAGAGGCAATTTGAATGGCATTAGATTTTCCGACTTCGCCTACAAATGGACAAACATACACACATAACGGTATCACCTACTATTGGGATGCCGCTCTTAGCGCATGGCTTGTTCAAGTTCCAACGGCTCCTGTTGCGGTCGGAAACACTATTTCATCCAACGGTTATTACACCAATCGAGCAACCGTAACCGGAGGAATCAATTTCCTTGAAGGTACGAACATCACGATCAATGTCGATCCCGATCCTACCGAAAACAAAGCAAACATAACAGTAGCAACATCAGCAACCGACGATGTTGTGGCAGCAGCGGCATTTGACCAAGCCAACACTGTTTGGGATAGTGCCAATGGTAACTATACCTTCTCAGCAAATACAGTTCGATTGATTGCCAACACAGCATACAATACAGCTAACACGACATACACCTATGCTGCCAATACCGTTCTGTTGGCAGCTAACTCTGCTTATGCGAATGCTAATGCGGCAATACAAACATGGGTTGATACCGACAGACTTGGCTTCCGTGACCGCTCAGAAACAACACTCGATTACAACGATACCACCTACACTTTCACTCTTCAAGATGCCGGTGGAGGATGGGGCTATTATCGTCAAGGCAAACTTGTCGAGATTAGTGGCAATAAACAGGTTGTCCTTGGTTCACCCCCCGCTGATGGACAGTGGTACATCTATATCGATGCCAATGATGGAACACTTACTGCCTCTTTATCAGACTGGTCACTTATGGACGACAAAGTTCCTGTCGCGACCGTTGAGTGGAGATCGGGAGCAACACCAAAATATTGGATTGCTGACGAAAGACACAGCGTCGGAATGGATCGAGCGATTCAATACTATTTTCATGCCGTTGAAGGCGCAAAACTGATAAGCGCGCCAACTCTAACTGGTTACACTGTAGACCTTGATACCAATGCTGCCGTAACGTTTGCCATCTCAGCATCGACACTTCTAGATCAGGATTACCTACACAACAACTCATCAGTAGGTGACGGAAACGGAACGTCACCAACCAACTATGTTGTGTGGTATCGAACAGGAGCGAGCGCATGGACATGGACATATAGCAACGTTCCTTACAAGTACACACCTGCCAGCTATATCGAATACGACAATGCCGGTACTATGACGACTGGTCAAGCAAGTAAGTATTACACAACATACTTGCTCGTAACAGGAATGGAAGGCGATGCCAATTACGTTGTTGTTCCCGGTAGAGGAGAGTATGGATCATTAGCAGAGGCACGTTCCGAATCCATTCAAAACTTCACTTGGGATAATTTTGAGATCAACGAGTCGGTAATTGCGTATCGATTGATATGGTACACAGGTAACTCGTATGGATCAGATGGTAGAACACGACTTGCGGAAGAACCGGGAGTTATAAATCTCAGCGCGGTAACGAACTCATCTTCTGGAGCTGGTGTCGATCATAACACTCTTACAAACCTTCAGGGTGGAACAGTCGATGAATATTACCATTTGACGCAAGCCGAATATGAGGCTCTAGCACCTTCCTATGATGCTGCCAACACAGTCTATACCTATGCCGCAAACAACGTTATGTTGGTTGCCAATAGCGCATGGGATAAGGCTAACACAGCTAATCTGACTGCCGATACTGCCGATACTCAGTCGCAAGCGGCATTTGATCAAGCCAATACGGTATGGAATAGCGCTAACGGTAATTACACTTTTGCTGCCAACACGGTTCGATTGATAGCAAATACTGCCTACGGTGCTGCTAACAGTACGTACACCTACGCAGCGAACAACGTCATGCTGGTTGCTAACACAGCATACGCAAAAGCAAACGCTGCGAACATCACTGCCGATATTGCGGATACTCAATCACAAGCAGCGTTCAACCAAGCTAATACGGTATGGAATAGCGCTAACGGTAATTACACCTTCGCAGCAAATACAGTGAGGCTAATAGCAAATAGCGCATACGCGGCAGGCAATAGTAACTACACTTTTGCTGCCAATACCGTTCGATTGATTGCTAATACCGCATACGACAAGGCTAATAGTGCTAACTTGCTGGCATATGCTGCTCTACCACAGTCTGGCGGAACAATCGACGGCGACCTTGTTGTATCCGGCAACGTCACAATCTCAGGTAACACAACTTTCGCAAACACGGAAACATTGTTAGTCGGTGATAACATCATCGAGTTGAATGCCGACTTGCCGCATACCGTGGCACCGTCAGAAGACGCTGGCATTCAGATCAATCGTGGTAGTGCCGATGCTAATGTCTCAGTGTTGTGGAACGAAGGGGTGGATGAGTGGCAGTTCACCAACGATGCCACAACTTTTTATGCTATCGCTACAAACACTGCCGTTGAAACAGCACAAGCCAAAGGTGAAGCCGCACACGCGACGGCTAACACGACCTACACCTATGCTGCTAACAACGTCATGTTGGTTGCTAACACAGCATACGCAAAAGCAAACGCAGCAAACATAACTGCCGATATTGCGGATACTCAATCGCAAGCGGCATTTGATAGAGCTAATAGTGTCTGGGATTCAGCAAATAGCAACTATACATTCGCTGCCAATACAGTTCGGTTGATTGCCAATACTGCCTACGGTGCGGGCAACACCAACTACACCTATGCTGCTAATACCGTGATGCGTGTTGCTAATAGCGCATATGCGGCAGGCAACACCAACTACACCTATGCCGCTAACAACGTGATGCTTGCGGCTAATGCTGCGTTTGCGCAAGCCAATGCTGCCAACCTAATTCCTGTAGGTAATACAATCTCGTCCAACGGTTATTACACCAATCGAGCAACCCGTCGAGGTATCAATTTCCTTGAAGGCACAAATATCACCATTACAGTGAATGATGATCCAGCGATCAATGTTGCTAACGTTATGATAAGTGGAGTTGCTCAAGACACCACCATTGCTGAAGCTGCCTTCGATCAAGCCAACACGGTTTGGAATAGTGCCAACAGTAACTACACCTTCGCAGCTAACACGGTTCGATTGATCGCAAACACGGCATATGCCAAAGCCAACACAAACTATACCTATGCTGCTAACAATGTGATGATCGCTGCCAACTCAGCATATGCCAAAGCTAACACGACCTACACTTACGCGGCAAACAACGTGATGATCGCTGCCAACTCAGCATATGCCAAAGCCAACAGTAACTATACCTATGCTGCTAATACCGTGATGCTTGCGGCTAATGCTGCGTTTGCTCAAGCCAATGCTGCGAACTTGATTCCAGTTGGTAACACGATTTCATCCAACGGTTACTACACTAATCGAGCAACACGTCGAGGTATCAACTTCCTTGAAAGTGGTCTGATTACAGTAAACGTTGACGATGATTCGGCAATCAACGTCTCCAACGTTACCATCACAACAACAGCGACAGATGATACAGTGGCAGCAGCAGCATTTGGTCAAGCCAACACGGTTTGGAATAGTGCCAACTCGAACTATACATTCGCTGCCAATACGGTTCGATTGATCGCTAACTCAGCATATGCCGCTGGTAATAGTAACTACACCTTTGCTGCCAATACGGTTCGATTGATTGCCAACTCGGCATATGCTGCTCAAAACACAACCTACACTTACGCAGCAAATAACGTGATGAGAGCAGCGAACTCTGCCTATGCTGCTCAAAACACAACCTATACTTTTGCTGCCAACACGGTTCGGTTGATCGCTAATACTGCTTACGACAAAGCCAACAGTAACTATACCTATGCTGCTAACAACGTCATGTTGGTGGCAAACACAGCAATGGGTTATTCCAATGTATCAATGAATGTTGGTAAGACGACAGGTGGAACCTATGCTTCCGCATCCGTGAGACGAGCAATCAACTTCATTGAAGGGACCAACATCACAGTTACTATTGTTGATGATGCTGTCTTGAACACTGCTAATGTCACCTTAGCAACTAGCGCGACAGATGATACCGTTGCCGTAGCAGCATTTTTACAAGCCAACACAGTCTGGAATAGTGCCAACTCGAACTATACCTTTGCTGCCAATACCGTTCGATTGATCGCTAACTCAGCATATGCGGCTCAGAATACCACTTACACCTATGCTGCTAACAACGTAATGAAAGCAGCGAACTCTGCCTATGCTGCTCAGAATACCACTTACACCTATGCTGCTAACAATGTTATGAACGCAGCAAACTCTGCCTATGCTGCTCAGAATACTACCTATACCTACGCAGCAAACAACGTGATGCTCGCGGCAAACAGTGCCTTCGCAAATTCAAATACAGTCACGGCTCTCATTGGTGGTCAACAAACAATCTGGGTTGCTGCTGCTGGTATGGTGCCACGCAATGATACCGCAGCATCCAATACATGGGCAACGAGTGGTGGCAACTCATACAAGACAATGGATTTTGATGGTTCAACACAACAATATGCCGAGTTTAGTATTCAAATGCCCAAGGGGTGGGATGAAGGCGACTTGGTTTGCCAGTTTGTTTGGAACAATCCATCTACAAGCGCAAGTGGTGTTGTTTGGGGCATTTCCACTCAAGCATTAGCAGATGGCGACTCCTTGAATACATCAGTTCCTACTCCAACATATGTTGCTGATACCTGCGGAACAGGACAGTATTCTCAAATCACAAACGAAATAACTATCACACCGGGAGGCTCACCGGGAGCGGAAGAATTATTGACATTCGTTGTTACTCGTCCTACGGCAAATGGATCAGACACATACAGTGGTTTGGGTCAGTTACATGGCGTCAAAATCCACTACCGAATCAATACTGTCACGGACGACTAAGGAGAAGATATGAACGAATACGCACTTTTCATAAGCGGCATTTTTCAATATATAAAACGGCTTCAAAGCAGACCTGTTGACATTCCTCACAAAAACGTGGAGTGGCACCCCGTATCGCGCGTTGTGGATAACACTGCCAGTGATCCTGACTACATCATTCAGACCACTACAGAAGAATTGGTTGGAGATGAGTATGTTATCACAACTCACCTTCGCGATTACACTGCTCAAGAGATCGACCAAGTGAAGACAGAGAGCGTTAGTATGACGGACAAACAATACTCTGTCGAGAAAGCTTTGGCATCTGTTCTTTTTGAGTTGGTGAATGAGGTCAGAACAATGAACTCGCAGCCAACGATCACGGCAACTCAATTCAGAGACTACTTAAAGAGCAAATTGTAATGCTGAAAGTAACAAACCTATCAAGCGGTGGTGGTAAACCCGGATATTGGGCTACTTCAGAAACACCTACGACTGTTACTAAAACATCTGGTTCATCATGGGCTGTTCCGTCTGACTGGAATGATGCTTCCAACACTATCGAGTGTTATGGCGGCGGTGGTGCTGGTGGTTATTGTTACTCTGTACAGCCCACTGGTAGTGCTGGTGCGGCTGGCGGCGGCTATTCCAAATTAGTAAACTTTGGTTTAGAAGGTTATTCAACACTTTACTATGCTATTGGCTCCGGTGGCACCACAACCTCGTATAATGGCAATGATGGCGGCACAACATGGGTTAATAGAAGTTCAGCAGCCGTTCCAACCAGTAGTTCTCAAGGATGTCGAGCGAATGGCGGCAGCGGTGGATCAACCAACTTTTATGGTGATAATCCCACACTTGGTCCCTCTTCTGGTGGAACGGGACAATATGGCAGCGTCAATCGTACCGGAGGTGGTGGTGGTGATGGATACTCAAGTGGTGGCGGTGGTGGAGGTGGCTGTGCCGGAACATCCAGCAATGGCACCACTGGCACCGATGGTAATACTGGCGGTGGCGGTGGCAGTGGTGGTGGTGGCTATGCTGGTGCTGGCGGCAATGGTGGAACATCTGGTCAAATAGGTTACGTTTATGGAGGTGCCGGTGGTGGGATTGAAAGTGGCAGCAATACCAATGGTGGCGCTGGAAGACCGGGGATTATCGTGATCACCTACTACGCAAAATATTGGGTTCCCGGAGAGTAATTACTAAATACCACAAAAGGAAGGTAAAATGAGCGTACCAGCAACAAAAGAACAGATGAAAGATTGGTGCCTTCGCGAACTGGGCTTTCCAGTAATCGAGATCAATATTGACGACGATCAAGTTGACGACGCAATCGATAGCGCACTTCAATACTTTCACGACTTTCACCATGATGGTGTCGAACGCCATTACCTCAAGCATCAGATAACCTCTGACGACAAAACGAATCAGTACATTCCAATCACCGAAAACATCTTTGGTGTAACACGCATTTTTCCTGTTCAATCGTCAAATGCCTCGGTCAATATGTTTGACCTTCGCTATCAGTTACGCCTTCATGAGCTATACGATTTCACAAGCACAAGTTATGTGCCCTATGTACTAACCATGCAGCACCTTCGAACACTCGATCTATTGTTTTCTGGTTTGGTTCCGGTTCGTTTCAACCGTCATACAGACAAGCTTTTCATTGATTGGGATTGGACAAATGACGTTGATGTGGGTGAGTATATCATTATCGAAGGCTGGATTTTGGTAGACCCAAATGAGTTTGCTGATGTGTGGAATGATCGAATGCTCAAAAGGCTTGCCACCGCTCATATCAAGAGACGCTGGGGCAACAACATGCGCAAGTACAATAATGTGGCACTCATCGGCGGAGTCACCATGAACGGACAGCAGATTTACGAGGAAGCTGAAGCCGAGATCGAGAAAGTCGAAGACCTCATACGATCAACATACGAAGAACCACCCCAGTTCATCATGGGATAAGGGAGAAAAAGGAAGTATGGAAGCATTCGTTTATTGTTGGACCGATCATAAAACAAACATGCTATATATCGGATCGCATAAGGGCAATCCCGATGACGGTTATGTTTGCTCGTCAAAACACATGCTTTCAGAGTTTGAGAAAAGACCAAACGATTTCACAAGACAGATTATCGCATCAGGCTATTGGAAAGACATGCTCATATTCGAAGGCAAGATATTGAAAGCGGTTGATGCTAGAGTGAACGAAAACTTTTATAACAAGCACGAAAACGATGGTCTATTTTTTGAAGGATGGACCAGCGAAACCATGACGGACGAGCATAAGAAAAACCTATCTGAAGCCGCGAAAAAAAGAAAACGAACTAAAGAACATCTCAAAAAACTCCACGAAGGTAGACGGAATAGCAAAAATACAAAAGAGCACAACGAAGCCATTCGTCAATATCATCTAGGAAGAAAACATACTGAGGAATCCAAACAAAAAATGAGAGAATCCGCATTACGTAGGAGAAGAAAGGAGGTGTTAGTCAATGGCGACTAACCACTACTTTCAATAACTATGCCGGTAACAGGATAACTGAACAGTATCTTGTCGATGACCTGATAACTGAAGCCATTCAGATTTACGGGCATGATGTGTATTTCATGCCTCGTGAGAACTGGGATGAAACAGACATGCTTTTTGGAGAGAACGTCAACTCCAAGTTTGAGCGTGCCTATCAGATGGAAATGTACATCAACACTGTTGAAGGTTTTCGTGGTGATCAAGACTTTTTCTCACGATTTGGGCTTGAGATACGCGACAATGCCAACTTCGTTGTCGGGCGCAAGACGTTCGAGAAATATGTTCCCAATAACGTAACACCCAGACCCCGAGAGGGAGACTTGATCTGGATACCGGTTATGAACCGTCTTTTCGAGATCAAGTTTGTTGAGGAAGAGAGCCATATGTTCGCGATTGGCAATAGGCTTCCTTACGTCTATGAACTACGTTGTGAACTGTTCCGCTATGCCAATGAAGAGATCAGCACAGGAGTCGAAGATATTGATAAGGTCGAGGTTCAATCCTCCTACACAGTCAAGTTGATTGTTACCAGCAACGGCAACTTCATCATCGGTGAAACAGTCTTTCAGGGTGCGAACCTTGACTATGCTACAATGACGGCAACCGTTTCAGATTGGAACGCATCGAATACCGAACTTCATGTAATCGACATCAAAGGAAGCATTGCCAACAACCAGAATCTAACTGGTGTAACATCCAATACCTATACCATCGTCACTATTGTTGACGACCTTGGAGATTACGTCAAATACGATTCATCTGATAACAGGTTGATTCAGGATGAGGGTAACACTTTCATTGACTTCTCAGAAACAAACCCCTTTGGTGAGCCATAATGCTTAGTCAAGACTATTTTTACTACAAGTTGATGAGAAAGTACGTCATCGTTTTTGGCACCATATTCAACCAGATCACAATGGTTCGAAAAGCGCCAGATAGCGATACGGAACTTGAACGCTTTCGCGTGCCTATCTCATATGCGCCAAAGGACAAGTATGTAACCCGTTTTGAAAGCGATCCGGACCTGTTGAAAGCAACTCAGACAGTGTTGCCGCGCATGTCTTTCTACATCACCAACGTTTCCTATGACGCGGATAGAAAGCAGGGATCACTTCTGAAAGTTGCCAAAAATGAAACAGCATACAAAAGCGCAAAACAATATATGGGTGTTCCTTACGACATAGAGTTCGAACTGGCGCTCTACGCAAAAACTACAGACGACGGGCTTCACGTTCTCGAACAGATATTGCCTTATTTCAATCCTGATTACACAGTCCCGATCACTCCTATTCCTACAATGGAATACATAAAAGACGTTCCTATTATTTTGAACAGTGTTGAAAGCAATACGCAATACGAAGGTGATTGGGAAAGCGTTCGATATGTCATTTGGACATTGAAGTTCACCGTGAAAGGTTATTTCTGGGGACCGATCACTACTCCAAAGATCATTCGCAAGAGCATTGCCAATATCTTCAACGATCCGTCATTGGTTGCTGGATACATCATTCGCATAAATACAGATATTGGAAACAATGGCGCATTTATGATACAAGACACGGTGTACCAAGGCACCAACTACACGAATGCCACGGCATTTGCCACAGTCATGACGTGGGATAGAAACAATCAAAAACTAATGATTGGCGGCGCACAGGGTCAGTTCACGGTAAACAGCACCATTCGGGCAGTTTCCACCAATGCCGTTTACAGTATCGTCAGCTTTGACGCATCGCCATTGAAACTGGCACAAATCACCGTTGAACCTGATCCACTGGATGCCGAGCCAACAGATGACTTTGGCTATACAGAGACCATCATCGAGTTCCCAGATACATTGGAATGATAAAATGAAATCGAGAAAAACGCTATCGCAAGCACTAGATACAGAGTTTGCCACCGACCTTGTTCCGGTAAACGAGGAGGCAAGAGAGATCGTGCCTGCCGAGAATAGCAATGACGCAGTTGAAGCCGACGAGGATTTTGAGAATGTTCGTGTAACACTTCAGGAACTTATCAAGACAGGCAGCATTGCCATCTCGGATATACATAGCATCGCTCAAAACAACGAGGAAGCACGATCCTTTGAGGTTCTTGCCACACTCATCAAGACGGTTTCCGAGACTGCCGACAAACTTCTGGATTCGCATGAGAAGCGAAAGAGAATACGAAACGTTGAAGGCAAGAAACTTCTTGAACCAGAAGGTGGCGGCGTATCGATAGATAAGGCAGTATTCGTCGGCACCACATCCGATCTGTTGAAACAGCTAAAGAGTAAAGATGAGTAAACACGTAGGCTATAACGGCAATCCCAAACTGCGCCGAGCGTTCATTCAAATCGCAATGACGCAGGAGCAGATAGATGAGTACGACAAATGCCGAAAGGACCCCATCTATTTCATTCGCAACTATGTCAAGATCATCGCACTTGGCAAGGGTATCATTTCATTTGACCTGTACGACTTTCAAGAGAAGATGATTCATACCTTCAACGATAACCGCTTCGTCATCTGTAAGATTCCTCGCCAGTCGGGCAAGTCGATCACAACCATTGCCTTCATGCTATGGCTGGTTCTCTTCAACGAGAACTTCAACATGGCAATCGTTGCCCATAAGGGACCGGCAGCAAACGCTCTGCTAGGTCGCTTGAAACTGGCATATGAGAATCTTCCGCTATGGCTACAGCACGGCATCATCGAGTGGAACAAGGGTAACATCGAACTAGAGAACGGATCGCAGATCGGTGCGTTCGCTACCACCGCTGACGGTCTGCGTTCTGGTTCATATGACCTTGTTCTGTTAGACGAGTTTGCGTTCGTACCCAACAACATTGCCGACGCATTCTTCACCTCAACCTATCCTGTTATTACCGCTGGTACTAAAACCAAGATTTTCATCATCTCGACGCCCAAAGGAATGAACCATTACTATACCGCATGGACTCGTGCTATAAAAGGTAAGTCGGAATACATTCCTATCGAGGTTCACTGGTCGGCAGTTCCGGGCAGAGATCAGAAGTGGAAAGAAGAAACCATACGCAATACCTCGCCCGAGCAGTTCAAGCAGGAGTTCGAAACCGAGTTTCTGGGCAGTTCTGCCACACTTATCAGCCCGAGCAAGATTGCGCAACTCATCGAAACCTCTACCGAGCCCATATCAACCGAGGATCACTCTCGCATATTTGAGAAGCCAAAAGATGGTCACACCTATTGTATGACCGTGGATGTTTCGGAAGGGCTTGGAAATGACTACTCGGCATTCGTCATTGTTGATGTGACTGCTTCACCGTATAAGCAGGTTGTCTCATACCGAAACAACACCATTTCACCCATGCTATTTCCGACTGTACTGCTACAGTATGCTATGAAATATAACGAGGCATTCATACTCGTGGAGATCAATAGCATTGGTCTACAGGTTGCCGACATTCTACACTTCGAACTGTCCTACGATAACCTAATCAAGATCGAAATGAAGGGAAAGCAGGGGCAGCAACACACTCCGGGCTTCAAAAAGAAGATTGCTTTTGGTTTGAAAAACAACAAGCAAACCAAGTCAATCGGGTGTACCAACCTGAAAACATTGATCGAAAGCGACAAACTTCTGGTTGAAGATATGGACACCATATCGGAGTTCACTACTTTTGCTCTGGACAAAACCAGTTACAAAGCCGAGCAAGGCGCAAACGACGACTTGGTAATGTGCTTGGTAAACTTTGGCTGGCTTACAGGGCAGCGATATTTCAAAGAGAATATCAACAGCAACATTCGACAGATACTCCAAAAGGAACAAATGAGTGTCATGGATCGTGATCTGGTTCCTTTTGGTATAATAGATAACGGATTGAATGATCCACTTGAGAATGAACGTGACGCCAATGGAGACCTATGGGTTCTGGAAAGAAAGCGAAGATACGTTTTTGACAATGACATCGATTGGGACATGCTTACCAACAAACATAGGCTGTAAATGTTGATTTTTCTAAATAACATAATGAAAGAGAAAAATAACCTTTCCTAAAAGGAGAACACAAAAATGGCATTCCAGCTCTCACCCGGCGTTAATTTTACTGAAATTGACCTGACAACTATTGTTCCGGCAGTAGGCACAACAGAAGGTGCCTTCGCTGGTGACTTTGCTTGGGGACCAATCAATACTATCGTCTCACTAGGCAACGAGGTTGAACTAGCAAACATTTTCGGAAAACCAACTGCCAATACATTCAAGGCATTCTTTAGCTGCTCAAACTTCCTCTCATACGCACGCAGCCTTCGCGTTGTTCGAACAGCAGACACAACAACAGCAAAGAATGCTACATCTGGCGCTGCGCTTCTCATTCAGAATCGCGACGACTACGAAATCAACTATCTCGATCTGTCCGCAGCCAACTCCTCTGGACAGTTCGCAGCACGTTATGCTGGTGACATCGGAAACAGCTTGAAAGTTTCCATGTGTACTGGTGCTAACAGTGTTCTATGGACATCTTGGGCATACTATGAAGAGTTCAACGGTATGCCGGGAACATCCACTTACGTTGGCAACTTAAACGGTGCCAATGACGAAATGCACATCATCGTTGTTGACGAAGACGGAAAATTCAGTGGTGCCGCAAACACCATTCTTGAGAAATATGCTTACGTCTCCAAGGCATCTGATGCCTACAACGATGACGGTTCAAGCAACTACTATGTCAACGTCATCAATGATCGTAGTAAGTATATTTACATTCTAAACCACTTACAGAATGCTGAACAAGAAGCTGACACAGCTACATGGGGTCTTCCAGCATCCGGTCAAACCTTTGCTGAAGGCAACAACGAGGTCACATGGTCACTTTCTGGTGGTGTAGACGCTCTATCAACCGACGCAGACATTATCGCTGGTTACGACAAGTTCCTTAACGCAGAAGAAGTTGACGTTTCGCTTATCGTTACCGGTGCTGCTAACACTGCCGTTGTTGAGCACACAATCGAGAACATCGCAGAGGTTCGTAAGGATTGCGTCAGCTTCCTATCGCCTTTGATGAATCAGGTTGTTAACAATGACGGAAACGAGGTTACTGACTCTGTTGCTCAGAGGAATCAGTATAACTCGACTTCCTATGCTGTCATGGACAACAACTGGAAGCTACAGTTCGACAAATATAACAACGTATATCGCTGGGTTCCATGTAATGGTGACATTGCTGGTCTCTGCGTTCGTACAGACTATGAGCGTGATCCATGGTATTCACCAGCAGGCTTCAACCGTGGTCACATCAAGAACGTTACAAGACTTGCTTATAACGCAACTAAGTCAGAGCGTGATGACCTCTACAAGGCAGGCATCAATCCAATCGTGACATTCCCCGGTGAAGGAACCATCCTTTACGGTGATAAGACGATGCTTGCCAAGCCAAGTGCCTTCGACCGCATCAACGTTCGTCGTCTGTTTATCGTTCTAGAAAAAGCTATCACAAGAGCCGCACGTTATTCGCTGTTCGAGTTCAACGATGAGTTCACTCGCGCACAGTTCGTCGCACTTGTTGAGCCATTCCTACGTGATGTTCAAGGTCGCCGTGGTATCTACGATTTCCGCGTTGTTTGCGACGAAACAAACAATACTCCTGAGGTTATCGACCGAAACGAGTTCATTGGTGACATCTACATCAAGCCTGCTCGCTCGATCAACTTCATCCAGCTAAACTTCATCGCTGTCCGTACTGGCGTGGCATTCGAGGAAGTTGTTGGTAAGTGGGGCTAATCCAAAATCGTAGCATAAATACATTCACAAAGGAGTAAATAGAAATGGCATTTAGGGTACAAGACTTCAGAGCACAAATGAACTTCGACGGTGCTCGTCCTAATTTGTTCGAATGCGACCTGACTTTTCCAACAATTACTGGTGGAGCGCAGCAGCAGTTCACCTTCATGGCACGCGCTGCCTCACTTCCCGGTGACACTGTAAACCAGATTCCATTGTATTACTTTGGACGCGAATTGAAGTTTTCTGGTAACAGGACCTTCCCAGAGTGGACAGTCACTATTATCAATGATGAAGACTTCCAAGTTCGCAATGCCTTTGAGGCATGGATGAGTGGTCTTAATTCGCACGTTGCTAACCTGAGAGACCCAGCATTTGTTAAGGGCGACGGTGGTTATCAACAGGATGGCTTTGTGACACAGTTTGGAAAAACCGGAGACGTTATCAAGGAATATAAATTCATTGGTATGTTCCCAATTGATGTTGGACCTATCGAACTCGATTGGGGAGCAAACGACCAGATTGAAGAGTATCAGGTTACATTTGCCTACCAGTGGTGGGAAGCTGTTACCACAGATACGGTTGGAAATACTGGCGCATTGTCACCATTGCTTCAACCTGTTCCTTAATAAAGCGGAGGGGAGTAATCCCCTCCTCCCTCATATGGAGATACATGTCTAATGGCGACGACAACTCTATTCGGCTTCAGCATCCAGCAAGAAGATGATGAGAAACTGAAAGAACGTGAAAAAACGTTTGCGCTGCCCTCTAATGAAGATGGGGCAGTTACAATACAATCTGGCGCTTACTATGGCACATACGTCGATTTGGATGGTGTTGTTCGTAATGAGATCGAGCTAATCACTCGTTATCGCGAGATGAGTATGCAGCCAGAACTTGAGACTGCTATTGACGATATTGTAAACGAAGCAATTGTTATGGATGACACCGGTCATTCAATCTCACTCAACATGGATGAATTGAAGCAAGCCGATAGCATCAAAAATAAGATCGAGGATGAGTTTAGCTACATCTTGTCCTTGCTAAATTTTGGCAACATGGGACATGATGTATTTCGTCGCTGGTATATAGATGGCAGGCTTTTCTATCATGTGGTCATTGATGAGAAGAGACCGAGCGATGGTATCAAAGAGATTCGATACATCGATCCTCGTCGTATTCGTAAGATACGTGAGATTCAAAAGACCAAGGACCCAAAGACTGGCATCGACATCATTCGCAGTGAGGTGGAATACTACCTCTATAACGACAAGGGCATGATGGGTGCTCATTCAAACCTTGGTTCCAAGATTGCTGTTGACTCGGTTGTAAACATCAACTCAGGTTTGATGGATTCCAAAAGAGCCATGGTTCTTTCCTATCTACATAAAGCGATCAAGCCATTGAACAACTTGCGCATGATGGAAGACGCAACAGTTATCTATCGTCTCTCACGCGCACCAGAACGCAGAATTTTCTATGTTGATGTTGGTCAGATGAGCACTGTTAAAGCAGAGCAATACCTGCGCGACATCATGGTTAAATATCGAAACAAGCTTGTTTATGATAGCACAACCGGTGAGATCAAAGACGACCGCAAGCATCTTTCCATGCTTGAAGACTTCTGGCTTCCGAGACGTGAAGGCTCAAAAGGTACTGAAATCAGCACACTTCCGGGCGGTCAGAATCTTGGCGAAATGGAAGACGTGAAATACTTTGAAAAGAAGCTATACAAATCCCTTGGCATTCCTGTATCACGTTTGGAGGAAAACCAAGGTTTTAGTCTTGGTCGAGCAACGGAGATCACGCGCGACGAGCTAAAGTTTACCAAGTTTGTTCAACGCCTGCGTGCTAAGTTCTCCACACTATTCGATGACTTGCTTCGCGTTCAACTAGCACTAAAAAACATCTGCTCTGTCGAGGAGTGGGATGAGTTCAAGGAAGACATCTATTACGACTTCCTCAAAGACAACAACTTCAATGAACTAAAAGAAGCAGAGCTACTGAGAAACCGCTTCGAACTGATGCAGATGGCAGACCCATTCGTTGGTAGGTATGTCTCTGTCGAATGGGCACGTAAGAACATTCTACAACTTGATGATGAAGACATCAAGGAGATTGATGCTCAAATGGTGGATGAGAATCAGGCAAACGCAGAAGCAGAACAAGCCCAGATGGATGCCCAGATGCCACAAGATCAGTTTGGCAATCCTATTCAGCCGGGACAACCGCCTGCTTTGCCGGGGCAGCAACCACAACAGCAACAGTTGCCCGCACCACAGCAAGCAAATGGTTCTGCTCAAAATCTAGAGGCAAAGAGAAAATCACGCTTTGCCAGTAACATGATGGAGTTGGTACAGGAATGAACCTGAACGAGAACCTTGTCAAACTCGTAACTCAACAGCCGGGTTCTAAAACACCAGCGGCACGCTTGGCAAAAACCATGGGTCTACAATACATGGGCTTTGGTCGCTATGCCGACAAGAGTGGTAAGATCAAGTACACGGTAGACAAGCAGGGAAACTTAATACCATTCAAAAGCGGAGCAGAGATCGACAGCCTATACAGAAAATATTCGGATTCGAAATGGAGTGATCTGGAACGCTATGAACATGATATATCAGCAGGCGAGAAAGAAAAAAACGAAGCGAAACTTGAGAAAAAACGCGAGAAAGTCAGAGAACTAAAGGGTCAAGTCGATCAAGCCCAAAAGCAATATAGTCAGAGACGCCGTGAAGATCGAAAGCGGGTGTACTTCAAGCGTAAAGAGGAAATAAAACTCGACAAATCTTTAATGGATTTCTACAAGAAAGAGTTATTCACTGACGATGAAGTAAGTGCCATTACAGACTACACCGGTTGGCAATACGATCAAATGAACAGCTACCTATACAATGGATTTGAGCCACAAACACATGGCATACCTAGAAACAGAGAGATAGAATCATATCTTCACAAATCAATGGTCGATCTTGATAATGCTTTTGAGGGAAAAGAAGCCCCTTTTGATTTTCCGACCTATATGGGATTAGGACCGTCTGTTCCGCTAAAGAATCTGAGAGCCGGATCGAAATATCTTTTTCGAGGCTACCTAAGTACATCGATTCATCATGCGGTTCCTATCGATTCATTTGCTTATGAGCATGGGGATACGAAGCAAAAGAAAGAACCATACAAAGTTCTGTTTCAGATCGACGTAAAGAAAGGTGATCCGGGCATTTATGTTGGTGCCATTGATCCAGAATCACGAGAGAAAGAGTTCCTGTTGCCAAGAGGCACAATGCTTGAGATTCTTTCTGGACCACATCCATTTTCTGAAGATGCCGTCACCACGTTGGATTACTATCAGGGAGAAGATACTCGTATCATGCTCTATCATTGTCGCATTGTTAGAAACGACGAATAAATAAAAAGGGACACGTAAATGGCAATAGATAAAGGCAAAGCAGAGCGCATTCGAAATGCGGTCAGTGACCGTTACGGAAACTGGGATTTCAAAAAGGGTAAGTTTACCGAAAAGGGTGAGAAGCTTACCAAGCGCGCCGTTCGTATGATCGCGAAACGAGAATCACCCGATGTCGAAAATCTGAAAGACAAGGTTAGTGATCGCCACAACACATGGGATTTCAAGCGTGGCAACTTCACAACAAAAGGCTTGAAAATGATAAACAAGGCAAAGGGAATGTACCACGTAAAAGAAGAGATAGAACTCTCAGAAGAGATGCTTGATGAGATGGCACGCAAGGTTTCAGATGCCGCAGTCAGAGGACTTCTGAATCGCAAAGCTGGAAAACATGGTAGAAATACCGAGGTTAGAAACGATAGCAAGGGCACTCACATATATCTTCACAACAGTCGCGTTGCCACACATCACCCAGATGGTAGTATTACTGGTACGGCAGCGGGTTGGGAGAGCAGAACTACAAATGAGCGTCTCAATGCCGTGGCTGACGCAGTTGGTGGTGGCAGATGGCATATGAAAAAGCATAGGTTACATTACAATGATAAGCCAGTCAGCCCTAATGATGAAATAACCCTTAGAGGAAAAATGAACGAGGAAACAATGGACCCAGTAACAGAAGGAATCAAAAACGTTCTTGACGGCAATCTGGAACAGATGCGCCAGAACTTCAATCAAGCACTTGCCCAGAAGGCAGTCGAAAAGATCGAAGAGAAGAAACTGGAGATCGCATCGAACTATTTTGGAATCAAGTAATGAAGCCGCTCAAGCAGATTCTAAAAGAGTCCGACACACTCAAGGTTAGAGAGAACATCAACGGCAAGGAACTTGTTGAGATGGTCGAACTCGGTCTGCTTGAAAAAGAAAAGCTATCACTACTTGAACGCGCATTGACGATTGATGCCGAGCTAATGACCGAAGCCGAGAAGAAAGTTATCGTTGACTTACTTGACTCACTTATAGCAGAACGATCAAGCGCATCCAAATCCATCAACAGGCAGAATCCATACTCCTATTCATCTACATCAACAGGAGACACACAACAGAGCAACTACTCTTCTGATACGAAGATACCAGTCATCATCACATTCAAGAGAAGGTCTATTCGCGTGTACCCAAACAGTGTAAAAATTGCCCTATATTATTCTCCTCAACTCGACAAGTACATCAGCATTCCGTTTGGCGGAAATGAGGTTGAGACGCTTGGCACGACTGTTAGTGAAGCAATGAACACAAAGGATCGAAACACGTATCAGAAGCAAGTTGATACCAATAGAAATTTGGACGATGAGGATAAGGCAGTAGCAAAAAGCACCTACGATAAGGTTGGAAAGGGTGCTGCCAAAGATTTTGTAACCAACACCGAGAGAGCAGCACGAAATGCAAGGAATCGAGAAGCCCTTTCACGAACTCGCGGAGCATGGCAGCAAGCCAAGTATAAAGGTGGGCACAGAGAAGGCTTGGACAGAATCGACCGCAACATAGGTGATCCAATCGCCAATGTCGCTGCCAAGGCAACGCACTTGGTGAAGTATGCTGGCAGCAAAGCTATTCAAGGTGCTCTGAAACTTGCTGGTCACAGCGTCAAGGAAGAGACTGCGGAAGAAACCTTTGCGAGAAATCTTTCCGAAGCCAGAGTGAAAAGATACAAGCCGAAGAAAGCCTCGGTTGTAAAGTACAAGGCACGAAAAGGACCTAGAAAAGCAACTCGCAAGACAAAGAAACTTGGAAGTTGGCATTCACCATTCAAGAAGACAAGAGTCAAGAGTCAAAAACGTAAGACAGTAGCAAAGGTAAAAAAACCAGTTGTGAAAAAGGCAACAAAGCCGGTCTCAACTCCACAAACCTCTACTGTAGCAAGCCACCTTCAAAGCTATATCAAGGCACGCAGGAGCTATAACAACGCAACGTCTCGTCCCGTCACAGTATGGGATAATGAAAAGCGTAAAAAGGTAACCATTGATGCCAAGGATCATTACAAGAAGATATTTCAACATCATGCCAGCGTGATTCGTGCCAATGGCGGAACATTACCACCCATTGCGGCACGTAAGAAACCAAAGCGCACACCGGGAATCAAGCCGCCGCCAGCGTTGGCAGAAGGACAAATTGATGAGGGCGCATGGGAACTCGCTAAAAGAGCATGGAATTGGATAACAAATAACAGATCAACGACTTCCAAGCAATACACTGATAAGAAAAGTGAGGAAGACGGTAACAACCAAAACAGCAAGTTCACTGCCAAGCGCAAAGGCGATACAGTAGGAACCGGCACAGTAGTTGGGTCAAATCGAGTTACAGACGACGCATCTCGTGCCAAGGCAACCGAGAGAACCTATGGCAAGAAGAAAACCACGGGTGTTGATGTGACGAACGAGGAGAGGCTCTCCAATCTGGAGTTGATTCGCACACTTGCTGAAAGTGAAAATGGTGGAAAAACCGACATTTATTTCGATGGAAACACCATTACGATAAATAGTAGAATAGCAAGAAAGGTGCTCGCTATCTACGAGTCCTTGAATAAAACAAACAAGAAGAACATGGAAAAGATGCTCGATGAGAGCGTTTCCTCATTCAGAAAAGTAATCAACTTTACCATAAGGCAGTAAGATGGCAAACAGAGTAGAAACACAAAAGCTAATCGACAACAACAGACGAACATTGATCAA